ACTACATATTTTGCGACACCATTCAAAGAAAATTTATCTCAAGTTAAATTCAAATCTGGGATCAAAGGAGGAACGTTCATGGTAGCGATGCTTAATTATAAAGGAGAACAAGATCTAGTTATAGACGAATATTTTGCGTTTAATCCATATGTAGCAGCGACGTTGATAAGGAGAGCAGCGCAGAAAAATAAGAAGATTTATTTGTTAGGAGACCCACAACAAATTAATCATGTTCAACCAGAAATCACCTACCCACATAATACAGAAGAGTTTCTGGGAGAATTTGACTATGGAGCATTAAGCTACTCAGTGATTCCCAAAATAGCTGAAATGTGCCAAAACATAGGATTCAATATCGCTACATCGAGTACTAAAGGAGAGGTTAAGATTGTAGATCTAAGATTTTTGAAAGAAAGTGCAGGAGAGCACTATTTTTGTTTGACAACGGCATTAAAAGATATAAAGAACTCGAAAGGTAATAACAATTGGCATACACTCACAGGAACTCAAGGTACCAGGGTTAAGAAAATGAACGTAGTGTTGGAAAGACAAGGTTTGCATTTGTTAAGAGCAGATGAATACAAACTGTTATACATGGCATTAACTAGAGCAACAGAGCAAGTTACCATCTATACTGATTTAGTTTTCATGGAAATTTTAACCAGGGGTAAACATAGCCATGATCAAATAGTTAAAGGAGAGAAAGATATTGGAATAGACTATATGGGAAGGAGCTGGTATTTTAACAGTTCGCACAGAGATTATGTCCATAAGAATAAACAAGAATCTGACAAGGAGCATTTTTTATACAAACGCCGGGCGAGGTGGCCTATGGCGAGACAAGAGCGTATGCGGCAGAGAGAGGTAATCGTGACACCGCCAAGAAGGAACGACTAAGAACAAGATTAGCAAAGAGCTTTGGCGTCGATAAAGTAGCTTATGACATAAAGAGTTTTACCAATGATGAGTACAACAGAGAAGCAGAAGTGAGTGTACCACAAATCTATGACGCAAATTTCGCAAGTTTCGTGGCAATTCCGGATTCAGACCATGTAGAAGTTACTAAAAGAGTGGCTCAGTACGAAAAGATAATGGAACCTTTACAGTATTGTCCTAATCCAGTAGACACCGTAGCAGGAGTTAGCGAAATATTAGCAACAAGATTTCCTAGTAGTAGCGATTACAACGATACGCATTCAGGCTTCACACATAGAGAATTTCCGGAAGTATCTAATGACGTGAGAATAAAGGAACCTAAGCACTTCAAGACTATGGC